ACCTACGGCAGAATTCAACTGTGTTGGTTTATTTGGTTGTTGTAGACTCAAAGGCATCATACTCTTTTGAGTAGAAGCATAAGATACTCCATTTGCATAAAAATTAGTAACTGGCATATCTAATGTTTGAAATTCATTTACTTGTAATCCAAAACCAGTGCTATCATAAGAAGCATCATCCCCTGTAGCTGGTCTAGCCACAGTCCTGCCTGCATTAATAGGACCCAGAGCACCTCCAACAAAAACTCTTGAGTTAGCTACTTGAGCCCTTGCATGTTGTAGGGATTGAGGATCTGTTACAATTGGTAAAGGTTCTAGTTGAGGTTGTTTAGGTTCAAACTCACTGATATGCACCCAAGAACCATTCCACTCTTGAACCATTTCATTATACGGAAAAGCCATACCAGATCTATCCGATATGCGTTTCGCAAACTTACCAGATGCGTACTTTCCCATTTATGCTCCAGGTAAATAAGTTTTGGGAGTAAGAAATAAACTTGTTCTTTCACCATCTTGATCAGCGGCTCTTTGAAATTCATCTTCATAAATTTGTTTTAATAATTGAATTCTGTCTGGTGCTTTTTTCATAGCAATGTAATAAGCTAAACCAGCAGTTAAACATGGAAGAAATCGAAAAGGAATCTCAGCATTATTTGTGTAAGCGCCCGAGTCCTTCATCCGAACAAGAGCATAATATACTAGAGTGTACGTTGTATCGGCTGCAGGATATAGAAATAGCGTTGGGTTTATCGTACGCTCAAAGTAGTATTGACTTGGTCGTCCGCTGGTTGTTTTAACAGTGTAATTTAAATAAGTAGAACGACTAATTGATGTTGTTGAATATTCATTGTTACTTGAATCACGAATTACGACATCAGTAATATCTATTATTTGTTGAGAATCATCAGCACTAGAACCAAATAGACTTGTACCTGTTAAAGAAGTTGTAGTTGCAGCTAAAGCTTTTTCTTGTTTTTGTATGGTCCAAAGATTAAGTCCCCTATTAGCCCATTCTGCTAACAAAAGATTAAGAGAACGACGTGCGGTTTTTAAATCGTATCCACTACGTACTTGTAAACCGCATCGTTCAAAAGCCTCTTCTGCTACATCATCAATAGAAAGGTCAAAGTTTGCTGTAGAGGAATAAGTTGGCATTTATTTCTATTTCTTTTTCTTTACAGATTTTTTCTTGCCTTTTTTTACTTTTCCACCACGTTTCATTGCAGCTGGTTGCTTCATCATCATGCCGCCACCACGTTTTTTAGCTATTTTCTTTTTAGGTCCCATCATAATCAATCTCCGAATATTCGTTTATACGTTTTTTGTCTGGATACTACGACGTCTCGATAATATCCTTTTGGCCACTTCTCATAGTACCCAATTCTGTGCAGTTTATCAGAAGCTTCTTGTAATAGCGAGAACTTTTGTATGAGCATCATTGAATATTCTAAGTCACTTTCTACAATAGGGGGGCTCCCATTTGGAGAGACAAGAAATTCTTGTTCTTCCTCGTTGGCTGGATTGAGGGGATGAAAACCCATAAAAAATATATCTTTTTTATTATACCAATCATTGTAGTCATCTATAATGTCCTGAAATTCATCTAATGTATAGTTAAAATAAGGATCACAAAAAATCAATATGTCATGAATATCAAAATTTAATTGTTTGAGATGAGTGTTTAACTCAGGTTTATATTGTTTATATTTTCTTTTAGTTTCTACTAAAACTTTGTTATCATTCCATGTTTTTTTAGCAAACGGACAAGCGGGCTTGCCGCCTAAATGTTTATTAGGTATTTCTAAAAATTCTTGAGACCACTTACGTACGTCTTTTTTTATTTCTTTTTCTAATTGAGTCTTTTCCATTTCTAAATATACTAGCTACTTTTGATTTACCCATAACTTTTGCTCTTTGTTCTCCAACAGTTAAAATTTGGATTTTTCTAGCAAAAGGTTTATTGATTCTTTTAACTTTTGCAACCGTTTTTCGTGCATCTGCAGGAGTAGCAAACTTTATACCTACAGTGTCTTTTGGATTTTCATCAGTATAAAGACGTCTTCCGCTACCCTTTGGTTTTTTACCTGTTCCTACTTTTGGATCTTTTTTTTTGGTCATCTAACACCAATAAAATTCATTCCTCTAACAGCCATACCGCCTCCTGCTTTTTTAACAAATGTTTTTACATTTGTAGGTTTACCACCTGGATTACCTGCAGCTCTTTTTCGTTTGACAGCACTCGCCTTTTGCGACTTTGTCATCCGTGTGGCTTTTGCAAGTGGTACGCACTTTGGATATTTTCTCTTGCTTCCTTTTGATCTTCCACAAGGTTGATATTTTCCGTTCTTCTTCGGGGCTCCAATATCTACCCATTTCTCTTTCACCCATGCTCTTAATCCTTTCTTTGCCATTAACTGTATTTAGTTTTTTTACGTTTATTCTCCCTAACTGCTCCGCACCCTCTCGCGATACCACCTTTATTAAATTGAGAAACCTTTTTTCTTTCCTGTGAAAGTTTATTTGATTCAATCATTCCTCCACTTGCTTTTTTCTTAGGTTTCTTTTTTCCACCTGGTGTTACTTTTCCAGAACAAACGGCACTCGCATACATGTTAGCATAAGCAGAAGGATATACTTTAAATTTTCTTTTTGCTGCTGCTTTACCTCTAGGACACAATTTACCCATTAGCCTTGACCTCTGTATTTGACGTGTTGACGTCGTTTGTTTTTATTCTTCGGCCTACTGCGTGAAGAATTCCCTATACTAGTCCTTTTTTTA